CAAACTTCGTTAACATCGTTGAACCATATCTACGTGATGTTCAAGCAAAACGTGGTATTTACGATTATCTGGTTATTTGTGATGAGACAAACAACACTCCAGACATAATTGATAATAATGAATTCCGAGCAGACATCTTCCTGAAGCCTGCGAAGTCGATCAACTACATCACCCTGACCTTCGTTGCTACACGTACTGGTGTTAGCTTTGAAGAAGTCGCTGGTAGAGTTTGATAACTGATTGATTAAATACTAAGGAGGATTCTAACCAAAATGGCAAGAGAAATCAGGACTATCACCGACTTTAAGGCAAAACTTTTAGGCGGTGCAGCAAGACCAAATCTATTTGAAGTATCAATTCCAACATTCCCATCCTTCGTAACTGGATGGGATGATGATACCTTCAGTTTTTTGTGTAAGGCAGCAGCATTACCTGCTTCTAATATTGCACAAATTGACGTTCCGTTTAGAGGTCGTATTCTAAAGGTTGCTGGAGACAGAACCTTTGATACTTGGACTACAACCATCATTAATGATGAGGACTTCAAACTAAGAACATCATTTGAGCAGTGGATGAATCAGATCAGTAAGTTGGATAACAACACTGGTGCTACAAACCCTTCATCATACATGACCGATGCTTACGTGTATCAGTTAGGTAGGGGACAATCAAGATTCTCTACAGAGAACGCTGATGCAGATAGCGTACAACCTCTAAGGACTTATAAGTTCTTCGATATATTCCCAACCAATGTATCTCAGATAGATCTATCATACGATACTTCTGATACTATTGAGGAGTACACCGTTGAATTCCAAGTTCAGTACTGGCAAGCAGAGGCTACTGACCAAACTGGCATTGCTGTGGTATAATAAATAGATACACAGTATTAAGACAATATAATGGCAAAGTTATTCGGCTTTTCTATTGAGGATAACGAAAAGAAATCCCCTGGCGTAGTATCACCCATCCCTAAATCAAACGAGGATGGGGTTGATCACTATCTGACCAGTGGATTTTTTGGTTCTTATGTAGATATAGAAGGGGTCTATAAAACCGAATATGATCTCATTAAGAGATATAGAGAGATGGCACTCCATCCTGAATGTGATGGTGCGATTGAAGATATCGTTAATGAAGCAATCGTAAGTGATTTAAATGACAGTCCCGTTCAGATAGATTTAGATAATTTAAATGCTGGTGATTCTTTAAAGAAAAAAATTAGAGAAGAATTTAAAACTGTTCTTGAACTTCTAGATTTTGATAAGAAGTGTCATGAGATTTATAGAAATTGGTATGTAGATGGAAGATTATATTACCATAAAGTAATTGACTTAAAGAATCCTCAAGATGGTATTCAAGAGTTAAGGTATATTGATGCATTGAAGATGCGTTATGTTCGAGAATCAATAACCAAAAAAGATAAAGGTGGTGGTGTTCAGGTACAAGATGGACGGGACAATCCAATGTCATCTCCGTTCCCAAATATTAAAGAGTATTTTGTATATAATCCAAAACAGAATGTAGCACCTTATGGTGGTCAACCAGGTAAAGGATCTGGTGGTGGAGTTAAGTTTGCAAAAGATTCAATATCATATTGTACCTCTGGATTAGTTGATAGGAATAAGGGAACAACATTATCTTATCTACACAAAGCAATTAAGTCACTCAACCAGTTGAGAATGATTGAGGACTCTCTTGTTATCTACAGATTATCAAGAGCACCAGAAAGAAGAATCTTCTACATTGATGTTGGTAACCTTCCTAAAATGAAGGCAGAACAATATCTACGTGACGTTATGATGCGTTATCGTAATAAGTTGGTATACGATGCTAGTACTGGTGAGATTCGTGATGACAAGAAGTTTATGTCCATGTTGGAAGACTTCTGGTTACCACGTAGAGAAGGTGGTAGAGGAACTGAGATTACTACATTACCAGGTGGACAGAACTTAGGTGAACTAGCAGATATTAAGTACTTCCAGTCTAAGTTGTATAGATCTCTAAATGTACCTGAATCTAGACAAGGTGGTGAAGGTGGATTTAACTTAGGAAGATCCTCAGAGATCCTTAGAGATGAACTTAAGTTTACTAAGTTCGTAGGTAGACTACGTAAGAGATTCTCAAGGATGTTCAGCGATATGTTGAAGACCCAATGTTTACTTAAAAACCTTGTATCTCCTGAAGATTGGGCACAGATGGAGGAGCATATTCAATATGACTTCTTATATGATAACCACTTCTCTGAACTGAAGGAAGCAGAATTAATGACAGAGAGATTAAATATTGCTGCTACTGCAGAACCTTATGTTGGTAAGTATTATTCACAAGATTACGTAAGACGTAAGTTCCTCCGTCAAACAGATGAAGAAATTATTGAACAGGATAAATTAATTGCAAAAGAGATAGAGCAAGGAATTATCCCTGATCCAATGGCTCCTATTGATCCTGAGACAGGATTACCACTGGAACCTATGGGAGGTCAGTCACCAGATAATACTAATGGAGCATCTGGTAAAACACCTCTAGACCCTGAAGCACCTACCCTTACATAATATGATGATAGAAGATAGTACAGATTGGTTGAATCGAGTAATTAACGAGTTAGCAAATCCACTAGATTCAATGCCAATAGCAAATGGCGATAATAAGTATGCGCCACCAAAACGTAGAGCAGAACTAGATGAAGAAATGAATGCAATTGAAGAAAACCCAAGACCAGAAGAAGAAGTAGCAGCCTGGTTTATTGATGAAGAAGATGGACAGGAGTATGAAGGTCCAGTAGAAGAGACCATTCATGAGAAGATGTATAAGATAGCAACGAATAAATATAATCCATTCTCTATTGGTGGATCAGAGAATATTCATGATTTTGATAAACGTGTAGGAGGTTCTGAAAATAGATTATCATAGGTTTTTAAATATACCTGATTATCTTCCAAACATAGACGTATCAAAATATAAAACTAAAGGTATGGGATGGTTGCAGTTTCATAAGCAACTACAATTTGAAGATTTGGGTAATGATAAAATTCTCCCGTGGTTAAACAGCATGGGATATAGTTCTCATTGGATAGAGTTCTTTTATACTCCTCCACATGAGGACGGTATTGTGCATTCTGATAATATTGGTGATTGGCCTTGGGCAAAAATAGTATATCAAATAGGTGCTAAAGGAAGTACTATGAGATGGTGGTCTTCCGATAAAGCATTTGAAGTTAGCACTACAGATGCAAGAGCAGGTGGTGATAGAACAAATGATCACTATCATGGTAAAGTATTAGTTGCTAGACCAGAAGAGTCTACTATTGAGCATGAAGTAGAAGTTGGTACATCTAGTCTTATTAATGTTGGACCTCTACACAGTTCTCACAATCCAACAGACGATAAACGGTTTACTATTACTATTGCTTTAATTGATATGAATGTAGATTATGAACATAGAATCCTCTGGGAAGAGGCAAAAGAATCTTTTAAACCTTACATAGTTCCTTTATCTGATTCTTAAGTAGACCTTTGCGTCTTAAGATGAAGACTTCGTGAGGGTTATTTTTATCAAAGTTTTTAAATTCAGTATCAATAAGATAATCAACATCTCCTTCTTCCCATGTCTCTAAGTTATAATGAGATCGGAATGCATGAGGATATGTTATATTCTCATCAAATATGAATGATCTTTGTGCTGAGAAGATATTATAATCTATTGGATATCGAATATTAGTCCATTCTTCAATCATTGGAGATTGATCTATAATCATGTCTTCTATTTTGGAGAAGATATAATTTTTATTATTAAACATAAAGGCAAAACTACCTGCATGTAAAGTGTGACCATGTTTACCTGTGTCTAATATTTTTCCAGTCTTCATATAGTGATTAACTGATTTGAATATCTCCCTATAGTGATCCCCCAGTATACCCTTATCATTTCTAACATAATCAAATAAGGTATCATAGAATCTTCTATATGATAATCCTAATTTGTAATGGAAGTATTTTGCAATTAGTTGACTATATCCTGCTATATGGAACTGAACAATTAACCAACCATACATATACGCTTCTATTAACTCATCATTAGTCATTGTATTGGTCTCAGAGATGAGTTCTATTATCTCCACTACACCATTATAATCTTTATCATTACCGAAGGATACGTAGTCTTCTGACTTGATTGTTTTTATTCCATGCAATTCTCTTGATAGTTTGCTATTGAGTTGGGTATTGCCAAACATTTGGCAGAACCATACATCTATAGATTCATGTTGACCACATTCAAGAACTTTTGAGAATCCTTCCTTCCAAGAATCTAAAGTCTCTTCAGGTAGACCTAGAATAAATTCAGTATATGTTTTGACTCCATATTCTCTACTCTTTTCTATTTGTTCAGAGATTTTATTAACCTTCATATTTTGTCTTTTGATTGCCTTAAGTGTAGGTTCATTCATACTCTGAACACTTATAGTTACTCCTCTACTAATATCACCAACTATTTTTGCAATCTCAAAAACAACTTCTGTAGAGTTCTTGGAGTATTGTATGTTTATTGCTTCTAGATTACCTTTATCTGCTGCTTCTCTAAACATCTTTGCAATCTCAACATCTCTATCTCTAAAGATACCGAAGTTGGCATCAGCATTAAATATGAATCCAACATTATGATTACCTGCCCATTCAATGTCCTGTTTGACCCTATCAAGGTCAAACTTTTTAATTTTCTGATATGTCATTCCACCCCAATCACAGTAAGTACACATATGTGGACAACCACGATTAGTCTCCATAGTCATAGCCCACATGACATCAGGATTATTCTGAATGATATCATCAAAAAGACCAATCTGATAAGGACTAGGGAAGTCCAATACCTCAATTCGTTCTTTAGTATAGAGTCGTTCAATGCTTTCATTATTCTTAATTTTTCTTAGAAGATCACAGAATGATTCCTCACCTTCAGAGATGATGATGGTGTCTATAAAGTCATACTCAAGTAAATGTTTTGTTCCTTGAGGACCACCAAATTCTATAATACAATCTGGATACTTCTCTTTGATTAATTTTGCTACATGTAAATTATAGCGTTCATTCCAGATATAACAACTAAAAGCACATACTGTTGGATTATCTAAACGATCTAATATATCCTGTGGATCTTCTCTTCTGAATATAAATTCTTTTAATTTAAAGTTATCTGTAATATCTTTAAACTGACTACAATAGCTCCATAAACATCCTACACTATAAGGTAACCAGTAGGTGTCTTCTTTTCTTATTTCCACAGCATACTGTGGTTGGAACATGTAGATGTTTTTCATGCCTTAACTAGAGATTTTTTTTCTACTAATTCATATCTGTTCTTAAGTAGGTTTGATCTTCTTAGATAAAAGATGTCCCACTTATCAGATTCATATCTAGGATTCCATATTTTATGACCTTGAACTTCAATTGGGTAATCAATCTCAGGATTGTATAATAAGTTTCTTTGGACATCCATTACTTCTTTAGAAGGATTGCATGCTTTTTCTACAAAATCAAATGCAAGATTTTTATTATCCCAAAATACTAAGAAGTCTGCACCCCCATTCATTCCAAATGTATGTCCAGTTTCCTTTCCTTTAATTTTACCCGTTGTCAAGTAAGTTGTGATCTTTTGTTTAAGACCACGATAATGATCGCCAAGTATACTACTATCACTATCTAGGCAATCCATTATGTTATCATAGAATTCCCTAAAGTTGTAGAATTGAGATACGTATTGAGTAAATCCATTAACATGGAACATGATAATAATCCAAGAGAATAGATAACCTTCAATTATATCTTCAGTTGTCATCGTATTAGTTTTATTGACTAATTGAGATATCTCTTTAATTGGATATTCATCAGGGTCATGCTTACTAAAAGAGATATAGTCTTCACAAGGTATAGTTTCCATACCATACAAATCTTTTTTTAGATTCATTTCAGTTGAACCAAAAAGTTGACACAACCATACATCTAGACCATCAAAACCTGTTTCTAAAACCATTGCCATTCCATCCTTCCATGAGTCAAGAGTCTCTTCTGGAAGACCAAGTATTAATTCAGTATGTACATCTAGATTTCTTGCTCTTGCTCCTGCTATCATTTCATCTACTCTATTAACCTTCATATTCTGTCTTTTAATCGCTTTTAGTACAGGTTGACTCATACTCTGTACACTCATGTTCACACCTCTTTTTTCATATGGACCGAATATCTCAGTCACATCATAAACAGCATCAGTTTGATTCTTAGTATACTGTACTGATAAATCATCAATAATTGAATCTGGGTGATCTGCTGCTTCTCTTAACCACTTTGCAATTTGTATATCTCTATCTTTAAATATTCCAAAGTTGGCATCACCCATCATTGC